GCATTATTTAAAAATGACTTGGTCAACAACATGGAAAAAGGATTGTTGCGTCTGGAAGCAGTATCTGACTATGTAGCAGAGGATACAGTTGTAGTGGCTGGTGATGCACCTCGTTCTTACTATGTAAAAGAACGTATCAAGCCAAATCTATCGGTTACGCACTTGTATCAAGATATTCTTTTAGCTAGAGAGGGTGAATAGTAATGGCACTAGGCAATGATTTTATTGTTACAGAGAACCTTGTCGCAGGCACACAAGCCCGCATTTATGCGACTTTCCCAGATGGTAAGCGTTTTAGCATGGGCAACTTTGTGGACTTTGAGGCATCTCAAGATTTTAGTAAATCAAAAGCACCTATTTTAGGCAATCCTGGGGGAGGCAACCGCAAAGGTGCACCGACCAACAAGGTCAAGGGAAAGATGTACTATAATAACTCTTTATTTAGAGAATATGCGCTCAAATTTCAACGTGAGCACAAGGACTTGTATTTTGACATGTTAATCGTTAATGAAGACGCTACAAGTACTGTAGGGCGTCAAGAGGTGACACTGAAAGGCGTCAATATGGATAGTATTGTGGTGGCAAAATTTGATGCAGCAGCAGACTATCTAGATGAAGATTTTAGTGCGACCTTTGAATCTTGGGATATGGGTAGCACATTCAACACCACAGGTGTACGTGAAATTTAGGAGGATAAAATATGAATGATATTGAACGCTTGCTTGAGGCTTATCTTACCCCTGTTGAAAATGAACGTTTTGTAGCAACAAAACGCTGGAAAGACAAGGAAGGAAATCCCATTATTTGGGAAATCAAGGCAGTATCAGAGGATAGAATTAAGGCTTTGAGATTAGAGGCAACAAGACGAGCACAAGCTGGTTATTTACGCTCTAGTAAGTTATATGGTGGGCATCGAACTAGCGAAGTTGATGAGATTGAAACAGTGGTAGCTCGTACAGATCAAGTGCACATCTTTAACGAACTGTTAGCAGCAGAATCAACAGTATTCCCTGACCTTAGTAATGGTGCCTTGCAAGATAAATTTGGCACACGTGATGAGGTTGGATTGCTGAAAGCGATTTTATCAGTTAGTGGCGAGTTAATGGACTATATCCAACGCACAACGGCCATCAATGGCTTTTTAGATAAGGAATACAAAGAAGTTTATGAAGAAGCAAAAAACGATTAAGCGCGGGGGATGATGTGCAATGGGAATTGATGCGGTTTGTAGTCATGAAACTGAAACGATTCCCTAGCGAATACCTCGCGCTTAGTGTGCGTGAAAGGGCTGTCCTTGACGCTATTATCATCGATAGTGCAGATAAGGAAGCAGAAACTTATAAAAAATATGAATCACAAATGAAAGGGGGATAAGGATGGCGGTTAGCGTGGATACAGTTTTTACAGTAGAGGATAAAGTCTCTAAAAAATTGAATTTAATCGCCTCAAACGCATCCTCCCTTGGTAGCTCTTTTAGGTCACTAGAGAAAGAGACAAACAAGGCATTATCCCCAAGCCATGGGTCACGTTTAATGGAAGATATGGCAAGAGTGGATAACGAAGTTAAAAAAGCAAAGATGTCTATTAATGAGCTGGCGTCAAGCACTACTGGCGTGCAAAGAGGTTTTTTGAATATGGAAACCGCTGCCAGTGGTTTGGCGCCGAAACTTGCCAAGAGCGTATCCCTGATTTATGCCTTAAAAAAAGGGGTAGATGGATTAGTTGCACTGACCAAATTTTCTGATGAGATTACAAATATAAATTCACGCTTAATGCTCGCGGTAGATAGCTCTACAACTCTTGCAGCAACACAAGAACAAATCCGTAAAAAAGCCAAAGAGACACGTGCGGATTATATGCTTTTGGCTGATACTGTTGCTAAAATCGGCATTAATGCTAAAGCCGCATTTAAGAGCACTGAAGAGGCTGTAAACTTTGCGAGCACCTTGAACCAAGCTTTTATGCTTTCGGGGGCAAGTGCGGAAGAGGTAGCAGGTGCGACTAGGCAATTGACCCAAGCTTTAGCCAGTGGGGTGCTTAGGGGCGATGAATTAAACTCCGTTATGGAGCAGGCGCCTAAAATTACTGAGGCGCTTTCTCGCAAGCTAGGGGTAACGACTGGACAAATTCGTGCTTTAGCAGCCGATGGCAAACTTTCAGCGGAAATTGTCAAAGATGCTGTATTAGAGAGTGCAGATGAGATTAACAGCGATTTTCAGAAGATGAACGGTACGCTGAGTGGTACGATTAGAAACGGATTAAAAAATGAATTGATTGGAGCGTTTGAGGAGCCGGCCGGTGCCCTCAACGCTCTTTTTAATTCCGATGGTTTCATGATATTGGCCAGTGGTACGGTTAATATGATTGGCTCAATATCAGGCGCTTTAACGGTGATGATTAACTTAGTCAACAGTGGATTGGGAATTTTAGCGGATAACTGGAAATATATTGGTGGTGTGGTGAAATGGGTTGGTGTTTTAATCGGCTCTGCCTTTATGGCTAAGGCACTTTTTGCCTTGACAGTTGTTGGCGGAAAAGCTATTGCT